CCAGACGGTGATGATACAAACACTTTCTTTTGGAAAGAACGTTTGATGATCAAACTTCCATTTGCAGGTATAAAAGGTGAAACAGACTCACGCCCTGTACAAGTACAAATTCCATGTATGGAAATGTACGGTCAAACATGTGATATTCTAAATGAAGTACGTGGTTGGTTTAAAGATCCAAGTCTTGAAGATATGGGTCGTAAATATTGGAAGAAACGTTCATATGTATTCCAAGGTTTTGTAACGGAAAATGCACTTAATGAAGATTCTACTCCAGAGAATCCAATTCGTAGATTTATTATTGGGCCACAGATTTTCCAAATTATCAAACAGGCACTTATGGATCCAGACATGGAAGAACTACCAACAGATTATACTGCTGGTGTAGACTTCCGTCTTAATAAAACAAGTAAAGGTGGATATGCAGACTATTCAACTTCTAATTGGGCACGTAGAGAGCGTCCATTAAACGATGTTGAAATGAAAGCGATTGAAACAAATGGCTTGTTTAACATGAGTGACTTCCTTCCAAAACAACCTTCAGAAGTTGAAGTAAAAGTTATGAAGGAAATGTTCGAAGCATCAGTTGATGGTGAAGCATACGACATGGACCGTTTTGGTCAATATTTCCGTCCTGCGGGAATGGCGGCAAGAACAGGTGATCCACAAGCAAAAGCAGGAACTCCTGCTCCAGCTACACCACCGGCGGCTCCAGCAACTCCAACACCGGCACCAGAAGCGGCACCTGCTCCAGTAGCAGAAACTGCTCCAGAGGCTCCGGCTACAGAGACACCTGCACCGTCAGGTAAAGCTGAAGACATTTTGTCAATGATTAGAGCACGTCAATCATAAAATAAACAGATTACGTAGGGGAGCAATCCCCTACTAGCTTTTAACAAGGAGAAACTATGGCTAAATCATTTGATGTTAGTAAGTTCCGAAAGGACCTAACAAAAAGTATAACAGGTATGAGTAGTGGCTTTAATGATCCTACAGATTGGATTAGCACAGGCTCATATGCACTAAATTATCTAGTATCAGGCGACTTTCACAAAGGTGTGCCACTAGGTAAAGTAACAGTGTTTGCAGGTGAATCAGGCGCAGGAAAGAGTTATTTCTGTGCAGGTAACATTGTAAAACACGCACAGGATCAAGGTATCTTTGTAGTTCTTATTGACTCAGAGAACGCACTTGATGAAACATGGCTACAAGCATTAGACGTTGATACAAGTGAAGATAAACTTCTTAAACTTAACATGTCAATGATTGATGATGTAGCAAAAACAATATCAACATTTATGGCAGACTACAAAGCAATGGCTGAAGAAGATCGTCCGAAAGTATTGTTTGTAGTTGACTCACTAGGTATGTTGCTTACACCTACTGATATGGATCAGTTCCAAAAAGGTGATATGAAAGGTGACATGGGTCGTAAGCCTAAGCAGTTGACAGCACTAGTACGTAACACAGTTAATATGATTGGTAGTTACAATGTAGGACTAGTATGTACTAACCACACTTATGCATCGCAGGATATGTTTGATCCAGATGATAAGATTAGTGGTGGTCAAGGTTTTATCTATGCTTCAAGTATTGTTGTAGCAATGAAAAAACTTAAATTAAAAGAAGACGAAGGCGGTAATAAGATATCAGAAGTACGTGGTATCAGAGCTGGATGTAAGGTAATGAAAACTAGATATGCTAAACCTTTTGAAGGTGTGCAAGTTAAGATTCCATATGAAACTGGAATGAATCCTTACAGTGGCCTTATTGAACTGTTTGAAAAGAAAGGCTTGTTAGAAAAACAAGGCAACAGACTAAAATATGTTGACTTGAAAGGTGAAGAACATCTTGATTATCGTAAGGCATGGATGGAACCTGACAAGATGAATATGATTATGTCAGAATACAACGAGAAAACTGCACCTGTGGTAAATACCCAAGATGACGAGCCGGTTGAAGAAGCGGTTGAATTAGTTACTAACGAACAGGAGTAAATGTTATGGATAGCAGTTTAGTTGTGGATATGTGGAACACGTTTAAAGATAGTATTGATAAGAAAACTATCGAGACTGTTGCAGAAACTTATGTAGATACATGTGCTGATTACGGAGCAGATGATCAAACATTTAGAGATGCATTAGGAAGTTGCGATGTTCTAGATCAAGCAATTAATTATTATCTAGATCTTGATGAAGAAGATCCGGATGATGAAGACGATTGGGAAGATTAAATGGGATATTACTCTGAAGTAGCTAGAGATATAAACAAAATACCCGAAGCAATTAAGTTCTTTGAAGATCAATTAATTGAAGCCAGAGGTGAAGTAAAACTGAAAGGCAACGTTGAACGTGCCGCGGCAGAAATGCCCGGCATTGTTGAACATAGGTTTAATCAACTCCAAGAAATCGAAGCTATTCTTAATTACCTAAATATTGAGCTACGCAGACTGCGTAGTTCATTTTTCAAAAAATATCTTGAAAATTATCAACGTGCTTTGTCTAGCAGAGATGTTGAGAAGTATGTTGACGGCGAAGCAGACGTAGTTGACTATGAAAAGATTATTAATGAGTTTGCACTACTACGTAACAAATGGCTAGGCTTGTTAAAAGGTCTTGATCAAAAACAATGGCAAATTACAAACGTTGTTAAATTAAGAGTTGCGGGTATGGAAGATGCCAGCTTATAAATTTCAAGTACCAGCTAATTCAAAAAGATTACGCGGACAACTTTTTATAGACTTATACAGAAACTACGATACAATAACAATTGAACGACCAGAAGATATTCAACTAGACAGATTTTTAGCATTTAGTCATCCTTTTGATGATTGGGTGTTTGATGCTATATCAAGAGATAGACGCATTAATTTTTTCCATATAGATAACGGTTACATAGGTAACCATAGACATAAGACTCCAGTGTATTATAGAATTAGTTATAATTCTTTACAAAATACAAAAGTACGTCCTGCTGTAGGTAAAAGCAGAATTGGACTTTTAGAAATGGACGATAAGTTATGGCAAGACTGGAATGAAGAAGGAGATTACAACCTTTTAGTGATGCCTAACAATAGTAATATCTTTAAATACTTAGGACAGGATTATCAAACATGGCGTACAGATACAGTAAGGCATTATGATGGTCAGTCACAAAGATTAGTTATTAGAGAAAAAGAAGGTAAACGTAGACAGCGTTTTCAAGAAATTTTGCCTATGATGAAAAATGCGAAAAAAGTTATTACGTATCATAGTATGGCAGTGGTTGAAGCATTATGTTTAGGTAAACCAATTGAAGTATTAGGACAAAGTGCAGTTGAACATTGGCAAGGACAGTTTGGATTTGATAGAACACCTATGCTTGAACATATTGCACACAGTCAGTTTAGTAGAAAAGAATACGAAAACGGTACTGCATGGAATATAACATTTAAGTATCAGGTAGAGAATAATGTATAATGAAATAGATGGCTGGCGTTCTATAAAGAACGACATATGTTTAAAAAGTGCAAAAAAACAAGGCAATGGAGATATAAACAATTATCAAAACATTGAACTTGTAACTGCAATGAGCTATTGTGCCAAATGGCGCACTGCTGTTGATGTCGGTGCTCATGTAGGTATTACTGCATATCAAATGAGCAGAAGTTTTGATCATGTACATGCATTTGAAATACATCCTAAAATTTATGAATGTATGGATTATAATTTGAAAAAACGTAATATTGAAAATGTAACAACATACCCTGTAGGTCTAGGTGCAAGAGAAGAATTTGTTTCAATAAAAACTACAAATAAAAGTTTTAGCACACATGTACACCCTAGTCAACGAGAAGGTGATATTCCGGTAAAGCCTTTAGACTTTTACAATTTAGAAAATGTAGATTTTATAAAAATTGATGCAGAAGGTTATGAACCTTTTGTAGCTCAAGGCGGATATAATACTATTGAAAGATGTAAGCCTATTATATTATACGAATGTAAAGATCATCCGCAACGTTATGGACTACATGCTGATAGTATTAGACAAATACTTGCTCCACTTGGTTATAGAATGATAAGAAAAATAGGCAGAGGTGAGAAAAATGCCATAATAGGATATAGACCAGGGATAGCTACTGATGTTTAAACTTCCAGAAATAAAAGGGCATATGTGTCCTAGAGAAGAGCAACACGTAATTTACTTTAGTGCAGATTACGATTACTTCGACAAGCACGGTTTTGCTTTACAACAAAGTATTAATAGAACGGTAGGTTGGATACATGTTCATTGTCATATTATTAATGAAGGAAACATAGATCACACAGTATTAAAACAACTAAGTGATCAATATAAATTTACATATACATGGGAAGATGTCAACGAGCAATTTTACAAAGACTTGCCAAAAAATAAAAGTTTAATGGGCGAGGGTATGCAAATATTTAAAACAAGTAATTTAGATTATATAGCAAGACGAACTTATCTAGCAAGTGTAAGATTTATCCGTATGGCAGAAATATTTACAAATCCTAAACAAAGAATATTACAAATAGATTGTGATAGCATATTACGTAACGGATTTCATTTGATTGACTTTGAACAAGTAACAACAAACATAGGAGTAATGCCTAAACCAAAAGAACAACATATTTTTATTGCAAGTGCATTAAGTCCTGGTACAGGTAATAAAGGTATGGCTTGGCGAGACCTATTTGCTAAAAGACTTACAACAGCATTTGAAAAAGGCTGTTATTGGTTTGTTGACCAAGTAGTATTAAGACAGGTAATGAAAGAATGGGCAGATAGTGGTAATACATATGATCATATTGCATACAACTGGAATAGCTGGGGTATTAAAAAGAACAATATTTTTAGTACAGGTAAAGGTAATAAAAAAGAAGGATTAAAGTTTAAACAAGCACAACTTAAATGGCTTCCTAGTCATAGATACGATGCTACTCTACAAGAAATTAGGAAAACACAACAACAATGAAAGGTTATATAATCTATCTACCAAATTATGCTGACAGTGTTAGTATGGCCAATCGTGCGTTAGAAACAGGCACTATGAGAAACTGGAATTTAGAATTATACGAAGGTGTTAATGGTAACGACACAGGATTGATTGATTATAGAATAAAACCATATGAACACAAAAAAGCCAAAAGATTACTAGAACGCCCAGGCACACAAGGTTGCTTTCTCAGCCAATATCTGTTATGGCAAAAATGTTATGAAAGCAATACTCCTATCTGTATTTTTGAACACGATGTTGTATTCTTAAAACCTATGGGAGAATTTGTAGACTGTGATGTTTACAAGTTTGAAGGATTCAATAAGGCAAAACCAATACCACCAGGTAATTGGTATGAAGGTGCTAGAGCTTATCGTATAACACCCACAGGTGCAAAAAAGATATTAGACTGGGTACATACTCATGGTGCTATGCCAGCTGACTGGATGTTATGCGATGGAATAGTCAACATGAAATTTGATAAATTAAATAAAGTTACATACAAAACTAATGTAAGTTTCACTAAGGATTTAAAATGAGAAGAATGATTTACCAAGTTGCAGTTGGTAGTCAAAGCAAACTGTACGAACACTGTATACAGAGTGTTGCAAATTATTGTAACAAATATAATATGAAACACATTGTTCAACGAGAACCAATATTGAAAATTAGACCAGATATGTCACGAACTGGTAGAAGCAAGGAAGCAGTAGAACGTTTAGGTTATATGCCTATATATGAAAAAGAAAATGCATTTACACACTTACACGACTACGAACAAATTGCAATAATAGATAGTGACATTTATATAAGACAAGAAGCTCCAAATATTTTTTGGGACTTAACTGAAGAGTATGCTTTTGGTGCAGTAGCAGAAAGAGAATTACCTTGTGCCAAAAAATATAAATCAAAGATTAGAAAATATTCTAAAGCGGCATTTGAAAATTTAAAAGACGTAGATTGGAAGTGGAACGAACTAGGTGCTGAATTTTATAACATGGGTATGATGGTTATTAATAGTAAAAAGTTTTTACCATATCTAAAAGGACAAACAGCAGAACAATTTATACGTAGACCAGAGTTCAAAGACTTTGTTGATGGTATAGGTTATCGTAAATGGTCAACTGATCAAATGCTATTAAACTATTGGGTAAAAAAGGAAAAGATTCCTACACTGAATATGGACTGGCGTTGGAATGGATTATTCAAAGGTATAGATGACAAACAAATACCTAAAGCATATTTTATACATTTTTTTCTAAAAGACTTATTGCCACAAAAAGGCGAAAACGTTCATGACTTAATGAGAGTAATAAATTGAAACATTTAGCAATGCGAGCATTTAGTACTGTTAAGAAAAACTTTCATTACGGTGCACCTGGATTAGGAGATAGAATACACAGTGTATTGCTATCATATAACTATGGACTAATGGAAAATACTTCAGTAATGTTGCATCTTACAAAGTATCAATGGAATAGACACAAGCCCGAAAGTTGGCCTGAGATATTAAGTTTGTTTCCTAAAGGTAGTGTTGCAGTTATGCCACACCTTGAGCATGAACCTAAAGACAATCTAGATTTTGTAAACTATCTTAGAGATAGAGGGTATAATGCAGATGCACAAATTTATGCAGACTATCCCCAACGCTTTGAACCAAAAGAGGGTATAGACTTGACTGCATACTTACGTTATTTTCCGCAACTTGATGCACAACCGCAAGACATCAAATTACCTAACAAATTTATTACTGTACAATTTGATAGTACATCTAAAAAGCGTATGATCAAGCCAAAGCAACGACAAGCAATACTTGACAAATATAAAGACTATGAAGTTGTTATTGTAGGCGGTGAATCAAAAGATGTATTATTAAGAGATAGCTTGAAACATATTGCATATGCAATGTCAAAAGCAACTTATCATGTTGGTGTTGACAGCGGATTTTTACATATGTCTCAAGTATATTTTGCTCCAGAGAATATTCACATATATACTTTAAGTCCTAAAGACCGCTGGAGTCATCACATGCATAGGGCTAAAGACAACGGGATTAGAATAAATGATGGTATCAATTGAAGTATCTGTTGGTGAATTATTTGATAAAATTACTATACTTAAAATCAAACAAAAGAAACTTACAGATAAAGAACAACTAGAAAACGTTAATAAAGAACTTGCATATTTAGAAAGCAAAGCATTTAATAACGATCCAGAAGTTAATGCGTTAGTTGCAGAATTAGAGTCAATTAACGAACAACTTTGGGATATAGAAAATAGCAAACGTAAATGCGAAGCTGATAAAATGTTTGGTGCAAAATTTGTTAGACTAGCAAGAGATGTTTATATAAAAAATGATGATCGTGCTAAAATTAAAAAAATGATTAATGTAATTACAAATTCAGATGTTGTAGAAGAAAAGGATTATACAAAATACTAATGCAAAAACTTTTTATACATATACCAAAAAATGCAGGCATGACAATACGTGGTAGTGAAGTGTTTCAAAATAAAATTATTCCTGTGCATCGAAAATGGATTGCAAACTTTAAAGATTTTAACAATACTATGAAAGAGTATGGCGAGCGTGATGTTAAAGGAGTAGAACATGCACGGTGGAGAGATGTTAACTGTGTAATTACAGATCAATATCAAGCATTTGCTGTTGTACGTAATCCATGGAGTAAAGTTGTTAGTAGATATTTGTTTGCTAAAGAAGCAGTACAAAGAGGAAATATTGATCCATCATATGCTGACACACGATCATTAGAACATTTTTTATATGAACGTGGCAAATGGATCGATAAAAAATACACATGGTATAGAGCTATTAGAGGTTGGCACCCGCAATTAGATCATGTTGTTGATAGTAAGGGTAAAGTTCGTTGTGATATATTACGAGTAGAACATCTAAAAGAAGATGTGCTTAAATACTTTAACATGACAGAAATGCCTAGATCGAGGAATGTTACAAGTATAAAGGAAGACTATAGAACTTTATATAACAATAGCACTTATGAAAAAGTTGCTGACTGGTATAAAAAAGACATTGACTATTGGGATTTTGATTTCGATACAGGTGCAAGGAAAAACGTATGGAACTTGACAAATATAAATTAGTTGTATTCGGGTGTAGTTTTACATTTGGCCACGGTCTACCCGATTGCTTAGATGTAAATGAAAAAGGTCCTGGAACCTTACCTAGCAAAATGGCCTGGTCAAATCATTTACAAACATTTGGTAAATTTCATACGCTAGATAACAAAGGTATACCGGGAGCTAGTAATAAAATAATTTTAAATGAAATAGTAAATTATAATTTCAATGAACCTACAATAGTAATTGTACTATGGAGTAATTTTGAACGTAAAACTATATTCAAAGAATATAAACCTTACAATGCAAGATTAAATATAGGTGGTAATTTTAGTGACCATAAATTGCATATGATGCCAGCATTCATTTATAAAGATCATATGCCTGAAGAATTTTGGAGAGGGTTTACACCTGAACAAAAAGATAATTATGCTAGATTAATACACCAATGGTACACAGATTATCATTACGATCATGACTGTGTGTATGAAAATACAGTGCTGATAAATTATGCACACGCATATATGAAAAGTAAAGGTGTAACAGACTTTCATCTAATTAATAAACATGCTATTAACAAATATAAACATGTTTTTAATAATTTAAAAATAGACACACTTCAAGCAAAAACATTTCATCACATGAAAGATTTCCATATTGATGATGGACTAGATAAACAAAGACATACTAGGCCACACCCTGGTGTAAAAAGTCAAGTTCATTTTGCAAAGAACATAATGAAATGGTTCTTTAAATGAATATAGCAATATGTGTCAGTGGTGTAAATGACAAACAAAGTAATATAGTAGAAGAACTACGCAAAAAACTTCCTGGCACTAATTTTTATTATCATACATGGACTAATAAAACAAATCTTATATCAGAACAGTATCATGATAGATTATACACAATGCATTATCCAAAATGGCATTATCATCCTATGGAAGTTAAACCGCCCTCTAAGCATGCCAAATATTCTCAATATGTAAAGTCAAAAGAATTGTTTGATGATTTATATTTTGGTATTGCGCCTATGATTGCACATGCAGATATTGTTTCAAAAATTCCTGAACATCACGACTTAATTATTAGAGTTGATTGGAATACGCAAATTGATCACAAAGTAGATTTACATAATTGGTTGCGTAAAGCACATGAAAAAGGACCAGTAGGTTTTTTAACAAGACCAAATAGAGGACCTAAATTTGGTTCAGGAAATATAGAAGAAGTAGATAAAAATAATCCTCACGATGACTGGCACGGATTTTTACCATGTGATTTTTTGATACATCACCGTAAACATTTTAATCGTGCATTACTAAGACAACTCGTAAAAGAATGTAAATTGTATCCTAACGAATGGGGTTGGTATCAAGTAATGAGTGAATGGACAAATGATATACATACCAGTATGCATGGTTTTGTACAAAAGATAAAATAAGTATTATATAGGAGAGCAGAATTATGATGTTTGGAAAGAATCCAGGTACTGATGCAACATGGAAACGTATACCCGAAGGCAGTACTGGTGCAGAACTAGGAGTTTGGATGGGAGATAGTTCTGCAAAGTTTCTAAAACGTGCTGATCATATTCATTTAGTTGATGCTTGGGCACCAGAAGTTTTCAACGGCTCAAACGAATTTGGTGGTTACGATGCATACCTTGAACGTTATTCAAAACTTACAGGTGAAGCTACTACAGAAGGTTTTGAAAAATATTACAATAAAATTTATGAAGGTGTTGTAAAACGTTTTGCAAATAGTCCAGTGACTATTCACAGAATGTCAACTGCACGATGGTTTGACACATTTCCTGATAAACTAGATTGGATCTATGTAGATGCTAGTCATGCCTATGAAGGTTGCCTACATGACTTAACTAGAGCAGTAAGTATGATCAAACCCGGTGGACTATTGTTTGGCGACGACTATGGACCTAAAAAGCCAGGCGTAAGAGATGCTGTTAATAAATTTATAGATAACACAGGTTACACACTAAACAATTTTCATGATGATCAATTTGAGGTGCAACTATGATAATGGAACAACTATTCAAAAAATATGGCTGTGAAAAAATATGGCATAGCTATAGCGAATTATATGAAGCAGATTTTGAACAACTTCGTCAAAAGCAAATTAATATTTTAGAAGTTGGAACATTTAGAGGTGAAAGCATCAATGTATGGTTAGAATATTTTACAAATGCAAATATCTATACAATTGATACGTTTGAAAGAGTTGCTCCTGAAGCTCTTCCAATGCTGAACAATGTAAGAGTAAAATATGCTAAACTAGATAGTACTTCAGCTGAATGTAATGCACACTTTAAAGCACTAGGACAAAAGTTTGATTTTATAATCGATGACGGGTTACATACTCCAGAAGCTCAACGTCTAACTTTCGAAAACTTAATTGAATTTACAGACACCTATTATATAGAAGATGTTTGGAATTTAGATAAAGTTAAAATGAATCATCCTTGGATTAAAAGTCATGCGAATGATTTTACATCTGACAAATGGAATAAGTTATTAGAGTCTATTAATAGATATACTGTCACACATCACGATTGGATAAGCAAGAAAAAACAAGACAGTTATATATTGAAAGTTGTAAAGTAATGCAGGCATTTATAATTGCAATCCCAGGCCATGAGGATAGTCAACTACATGCAGACCGTTGTATACAAAGTATAATAGATACAAAGAGCTGGATTGATGTACAAAAGTTTGATGCTATTACTCCGGAGAACATGTGGGAAGTCAATTGGAAGTGGCCATATACAAAAAAGAAACAATGTCCTAACACAGGCATGACTCTTAAAGCATACAAAACATATGATATGACAAAGCGTATTGCGGCCGCTGGCAGTCATTATAGACTTTGGCAGAAAGCAATAGAACTTAACCAACCTATTATGGTGCTCGAACATGATGCAATCTTTACAAGACAGTTTAAGACATTTGATTTTGAAGGCGGTGCTATTAGTATCAACAATCCTGATCACGCTACCTTTAATTGGAAGTTATACAATAAATTAGATGACTCAGGTGAACAAGAAGTTCCTTGGGTAGCAGATGAAAGTATACCACAAGGGTTACCAGGACACAGTGCATACATTATTAAGCCTGAAGCGGCCAAAGAAGTTTGTGAATTACAAGACGTAGTTGGTTGGTGGCCTAATGATGCTATAATGTGCAAACAATTATGCCCATGGTTACGAGCATACAAACCTTACTTTACAAAAGTACAAGGTATCAAATCAACAACTAGTAAATAACTGCGTACATAAATATCAGTATGGACGTAGTATTAGTTACAGGTGGATTCGATCCCTTACATTCAGGACATCTTGCTTATTTCAAAGCGGCAAAACAATTAGGTGACAAACTTATTGTAGGACTAAACAGTGATGAATGGCTTATACGCAAAAAAGGTAAACCATTTATGCCCTTTCACGAACGCATAGAAATAATAAAAGGTCTTAGCGTTGTAGACGAAGTTATTAGTTTTGATGATGCAGATGATACAGCATGTGGAGCAATATATAAAACACTTGCTACAAAAAGTGGTTCTAGAATTATTTTTGCTAATGGCGGCGATAGGACAGATGAAAACATACCTGAAATGCAAACATATGGGGATACTCATTATGTAAAATTTGTTTTTGGCGTAGGTGGAGAAGATAAGAAAAATTCTAGTAGTTGGATACTAAAGGATTGGAAGGCACCTAAAGTTGAAAGAGAATGGGGACACTATAGAGAGCTATATCAAGGAGAAGGATTTCAAGTAAAAGAACTTGTCATTGCTCCGCAAAGTAAACTAAGTATGCAACGTCATGAACATCGTAGCGAAACTTGGAATATTGTAAGTGGTAAAGCACATGTCAAAATGAAAGCTGGCTCAGGTGATCCATTTGATGGTTGCGGTGTTTGGAATCTACATCCTAGTAATCCTGTCGATATACCAGCAAACGTTTGGCATCAAGGATGTAACGACAGCGATAAACCTGCACACATTGTAGAAGTGTGGAAAGGTGAAACAGATAGATTGAGAGAAGATGATATAGAAAGGTGGGATCCATGAAAGTATTCATAGGTTATGACACAAGAGAAGATATTGCATACCAAGTATGTAAGCACAGTATTATTGCAAGGAACAAAGACGTAGATGTACGTCCATTAAAACAACAAGAGCTAAGAGACACTGGTTGGTATTCAAGACCTATTGATAAATTAGCATCAACAGAATTTACTTTTACACGTTTCCTTATTCCGGAACTTACAAACTATGAAGGTTGGGCTGTGTTCATGGATAGTGATATGATACTAACAACAGATATAAAAGAACTATTTGACCAAGCAGATGACAAGTATGCTATAATGTGTGTGCAACATGATTACAAAGTCACAGAAGATACTAAAATGGATGGTCAGAAACAAACAATTTACCCACGTAAAAATTGGAGTTCCATGGTATTATGGAACTGTGGTCATCCTAGTAACAAAGTTGTAACAAAAGACTTTGTAAACGATGAAAAACTAAATGGTGCTTACATGCATCGCTTTAGTTGGTTGAAAGATGAAGAAATTGGAAGTATAGACCATACATGGAATTATCTTGTAGGTGTATATAACGATATTGACAAACCAAAACTTATCCATTATACAGAAGGTGGACCTTGGTTTGAAAATTATAGGGACTGTGAATTCCATGCCGAATGGAAGACAGAATTGTATAACATGATGGAAGACGAGGTATAATATATGGAAAGGTACGTCAAAAAGAAAGACGATACAGTACGCCCAACTATGTTAATGCTAAATGCTGATGACGAAATTATGAAGCATTGGCAACATGGTACTAACGCATTAGTTATTGATAGAAAAGAAATTTCAAGTAAGCTACACGAAAGCCCTTGGCCTGTTGATATTCCTATTGCATTTCGTAGTATGACTAAGCGTAAAGAGATTTGGAAATGTTGGGAAACAGGTAGACCATTTTACTATATTGATAATGGCTATATGGGTAACTTAATGAAAAAGAAACACTTTTATAGAGTTGTAAAAAATAATATACAACACACAAAAATTAAACCTAATATGCCAAACGATCGATTTATGGGACTATGTCAATTTGCTCCGTACATGACTTACTACGGCAAAAAGCCAAAACAAGCAGGTCCTATTTTACTTGTTACACCTAGTGAAAAACCCTGTCAATTTTATAACTTAGATAAAGATACTTGGCTGAAAGAAACAATAGCAGAACTAAAAAAACACACAGACAGAAAAATAATTATTAGGGAAAAAGGCTTACGGCCAGATAGAATTAAAGAAAATAGCGTAGCAGGTCAATGTGCAAGAGATCAAATTTATGCTGTAGTAACATACCAAAGTATGGCGGCACTTGAAGCCTTACATTATGGTATTCCAGCATTTACTACTGCTCCTAGTTGTGTAGATAGTGTAGTAAGTAAAGATCTTAGTAAAATAGAAGAAGCAGTATACCCAGATGAAAATAAGTTTATGAACGTGTTAAATTATCTTGCATATTGCCAATATAATTTAGATGAAATTAACAGTGGTGCCGCACTAAGGATGATTGAGGAGATGCAGTTATATGACTAATCCTTTTAAAGTAAATGCATATATGAATGCTATTCCTCCAGGAAATAAAAATCCTGAGAAACCTAAACTATTACAATACTTTGTACAAGGAGTTCAAAACTCTGGAGACAAAGGAATGATTATTACATCAAACACATACGAACCATCAGATGTTGCTGTGTTACAAGGATTTGTACATCCACAAAGTAAACATGTACCACACTTAAATTTAAGACGTGCAGTATTAGACGGACAAAAAGAAATTGGACGCAGAACGATTATTGCTGATAGTAATTTATTCTTAGCATATGATCCTGGAAATACAAAAACATATTTGCGTTATAGTTACGATGGCATTTTTCCTAATACAGGAGAATATTGTGATAGTAAAATATTGCCACAACGTTGGGCTAACTTACGTGATGATTTAAACCTTGTTCTAAAACCTTTTAAGAAACATGGTGACTATATTTTAGTTACATGCCAAAGAGACATGGGCTGGAGTATGGACGGCTTATCTGTAATTAATTGGCTACATGTTTTACTTCAAGATCTAAGAAGATATACCGATAGAAAAATTTTAGTTAGGTTTCATCCAGGTGATAAAAAAATTCACAAACACATTCAACAATTACGTGCAATAGGTCATAAAGTTGATATAAGCTCACCTACAAGCACATTGCTTAAAGACTTACACGATGCTTATTGTGTAATTAGTTATAATAGTAGTCCGGCAGTAGTAGCGGCAATAGAAGGAGTTCCTATATTTGTTTTAGATCCTAACAGAAGTCAATCAGCAGAAGTAGCAAATAGAGATATAAAAAAGATAGAAAGTCCAAGTTATGATTTTGACAGAGAAGCCTGGCTACGTAGACTTTCAATGTTTCACTGGAAATTAGATGAAGTTCGAACAGGAGAGTGTTGGAGACATATGAGGGAGTGGGCATGGAGATAACAGTATTAACAACCTTTCATCAAGAAGGACTAGACAAGTATGGACAACGTTTCTTAGATAGTTTTGCTGATAGGGTAGATCCTAGTATAAAATTAATTGTATATGCAGAAGATTGTATGCCAGATAATCCTAGTGAGGAAAATATACAGATACTAGATGCAAAACAAGTTTTACCAAAACTAAATGCTTTCAAAGCACGTTGGGGTAATGTAGATAAAGCTAACGGTATTCCACCAGATGCAATTAAGGCAAGACGTCCTAGAGACTGGCATAAAAAATTTAAATGGGACGCAATACGTTTTGCAAATAAAACTTATGCAGTATTTGATGCGTGTGCAAATCATAAAGACTGGGTAGTATGGATGGACGCTGATACATTTGTACACAGTAATTGGAGTTACGAACAATTTGCTAAATTGTTACCAAATGACAAATGGCTTACATATGTTGGTAGAGGCAAAGGTTCACAAACTTGGCCAGAGTGCGGATTCTATGGAATGAACATGAATCATCCTATGTGTATACAATTCTTAAAAGAGTTTGAAAGATTTTATGAAGATGCAGAAAATGGAATTTTTGAATTAGAAGAATGGCATGATAGTTATGTGTTTGGACACATTCTAAATTTAATGAAAAATATAGATGCCAACGTGTATGACTACAGTGAACATATATATGTAAACACCGCAAAGACAGGTGGCGGAGGACACCCACTAATTAACAGTGATCTAGGCAAATGGATTGATCACATGAAAGGCGCTCGCAAAGACGATGGTCATAGCAAACGTAAAGACTTAATGGGTAATCGTAACGAAGCATATTGGAATGAAATTTAATCTAAGGAGAAAGTATGGCGCACTTAATTCTAGCCCTGTTTTTGATGCCTTTCACACTGGGGCTAATGCTCTTGGGCATGATGTCGTCGTTGATTCTAATGATGGTATTGATGTTATTTGGAGCGTACTTTTCAACGGTCGTATGGCTGGAAACCAGGCTATCTGGGAAACGTGCCAAAGAGAAGAAAGACCCTGTATTGTACTCGAGGTTGGAGGCATCAAAAGGGGTACGACGTGGAAAGTCGCACTTAATGGAATAAACCGTGATGCATACTTTGGACCAACTGGGCATAATAGTGATAGAGCCAAACAACTAGGCTTGGTTGTTAAACCTTGGCGCACTGAAGGCAAATA